TCAGGTGATAAGAAGACTGGATGTACTGTTCACTATGTTAATGATGAGTTAGATGGTGGAGAAATAATATTACAATCAGAGGTTGATATTCTACCTCATGATAATGTTAAGACATTGACTAAAGCAATACAAAGAAAAGAATATGCAGCATTACCCGCAGCGATAGAACATGTTAAGCAAGGACTCCAGACTCCGCTTGTCAGAGATAGCGTGTCGTGTTAGACTGGGACGTAAAGTTACCCTAACTGAACGCATCTGGGTTAATAAACTTATAGCACATAATAATAGTGCAAGAGGTATCTATGAACGAATTGTTGGTGGGAAAGGTTAAGACTGTTTTTCCTTTGGATGAACCTGATAAGGTACTCATTCAGTATGAAGATAAGGTTACTGCTGGTAATGGTAGGAGGGTAGATTTCCCTGAAGGTAAGGGACAAGTATGTTGTGAGATATCTGAGTTTCTTTTTAAGATATTAGAGCAGCAGGGAATTAAAACTCATTACATTAGTATGCCTACTCATAGAGCAATGGCAGTTAAGAAGGTAGATATCATTCCAATAGAAGTTGTAGTCAGAAATATTGCTGCTGGTTCTATAGTCAGACAGACTACACTAGAAGAAGGAGATGTTATTACTCGACCACTGGTTGAGTGGTATCTGAAAGACGATGAGAAGAATGATCCGTTACTTACTTCAGATCGTATCCTGTTGATGGGGTATGGTCCTGAGGTGCTACAAGAGATGGGAACAGTAGCAAGAGAGGTTAATTATATACTTAAGAATATATTCTGTAAGATTAATCTTACACTTGTAGATTTTAAATTGGAGTTTGGGTATGATGCTAACAAGAATTTACTCCTTGCTGATGAACTATCACCTGATGGAATGCGGCTTTGGAGAGAAGGTAAGAGTTTTGATAAGGATTTGTTCCGTAAAGAGGAAGGTGATATAGTAGGGGCATATAAATATATCTTAGAGAATCTTAGACAGTTGTAGTGGGTTTTTATTATCCTGAAGGTTATTTTGGTCCAGTATGTGACTCACCCGTAAGTGATTCAGACATACAGAATAGGTCACGTCCTGCTATTAAGGATGATCCTGATAAGTTGGTGACTGTAATCAATGGGATGAATCCTGATGATTTTGATTATATTACAGGTCTTATTGATCCATCTCTACCATTTTATATTGGTAAGGATTGTAAGGTAGACAAGGATGGTAATTGGTATGACTGTGAGGATAAGTACATTGGTGGTGATATAGGATCAGATGATGGTCCATTTCCTTTACCTGGATTTACTGATGACTTCTTTATTCCTGATCACGAACCAGATCAGTGTACAAGAGGTGACTCTGATATTAATATAAGACCAAGAGTATTCTATAATGATAGTGGAACTCAAGTAACTAAGTACTCAAGACAGAAGTCTAGTCCAGTTACCTTTCCTGTTTGGTCAGAAGTGCAGGAGATATCTACACCTTCAGGTACTTTAAGTGCTTCCTTCTCTTCTGATGGACAGAACTTAGTCTTTACTGGTACAGGTAAAGGAAATGTATTATTAAAATTTTCATGGGGAGATAATCCTGGTACTGCTGGTGTATCAGTTAATAAAATTACTGTTAATGGACAAGTCTTTACAAGAGGAGATGGTAACTTTGGTGGATCCTATTCAGGAGAAGAAATTAAAGGATGGGAACAGAATGGTGCAGGAACATACCCAATTACATACACAGATTTAAATGCAGCGAACAGTCCTATTCGTGTAGAAGATGCAGGACAGAGATTATGTTTACTTGATGGTCATGGTGGTGATTGTAATGGAAACTTTACTATAGATTCCATCACTGCTCAGACATTAATAAGTCACACTGGTGGATACTGGAGTGAAGAAGCTAACAAGTATGCAGTATGGGTTAACCCTATGGAGTGTACGTTACCCATGATAGAGCAGACTGTTACCTATCAGATAACTATTCCTTCTACTGGTACATATGGATTTACATTTGGGTGTGATGATAATGCAACGATGTTCTTAAATAATGAGACCACTGCATTCATGACTGCTCAGGGTGGTATCTTTGCTGGTGGTTCATATGCTACTCCATACACAGCAACAAGATCTTTGACTGCTGGTACATTAAAGATGATTGTTAACTGTACTAACTCTGCTGCTGGTTTTCTCACTGATGGACAACCGACAGCTAATTCATTAGCTTATTCATGGATAAGAAATCCTGGTGGATGGTACGTTAAGATATGTAAGGACGGAGTTTGCTCAGGTAATACTATTAGTACATGGGTACCGTCTGGTCCTCATCCAGCATGGCCAGCGTTCATGAATTCCTATGCAGTCTATCCATCTAACAATGCTACGATGGAAGGTGTTAATCATAGTCAGACTTACAATGCACAAGCACCATCAGCAGGAACATATACTCTTGAATGTATGGCAGATAACTATGCATCATTTACCTTTGATGGTACTGCTGTAGGAAGTATAGGGCAGAATGTATCACCATTTAATAGTTCCTTTACTTCTTTGACTACATTTAATATTACTGGTGTAACTGCTGGACCTCATGCTCTTGTAGCAACTGTGTTTAATGGTACGGGAAACCAGTCTTGGACAACCAACCCTGCTGGTGTTGCGTTCCAGTTGAAAGATCCGAGTGGAAATGTTATACTATCTTCAACAGATTTAAACCAAGCAGGTAACGCCAGTCTCATATGGCATACCAGAATGGCTACAGGTTATGAACTATACACAATATAAACATGGATATACCTAAGATTAGGAAGGAAGATCTTCCAGAAAAATTAAGAGAGATCATTGGTGATCAAGATGCTGAGTTTGAACCTCTTGTTGATCCTGATGATGTTATTGTCCTACCAGAGTGGGATGGTAAGAAGTTTTGGGGCGATAAAGAGAAGTATATTGAGATGCTTAGGGAAAACTTGACAGATGGAGAATAGTCTGTTAGTATAAATAACTTAACATAACACACAGGACTCGAAAGATCGTAACCCTGCGTCGATGTTACAAGACTCCCATGTCGGGGAAGTCTATCATCCGCAGGGTATTTTTATCCCCTTGCGAGACACTTTAAAAACAATCATGTCAATCAAATCAACAATCGCTGCAGTAGCAGCATCTCCATTCCTTCTCGCTGGTGCCGCTTTTGCTGGTCCTTATGTGAATGTCGAGAGCAACCTTTCATATCCTGATGGAGACTATAGCTCTGCAGCTACTGACATCCATATCGGGTACGAGGGATCAACAACTTCTGGTAAAATTGCATATTATGTACAAGGCGGTCCTTCATTGAACCATGCTGAGTCAACTGACGATACAGAAACAGAACTTTCTGGTAAGATCGGTGCTTCTTATGCAGCTACTGAAGATCTAGCTCTTTATGGAGAGATCTCTGGTGCTTCTAATGGTGAAGACTCTTCTGGAGACAACATCGTAGATTGGGGCGGTAAAATCGGTGCTAAGTTCGTATTCTAAGAACGGAATATATACTTATACAACAAGGGTATCTTCGGATACCCTTTTTTTCTTTAAACTATTATGAATTTCACTGTATACACAAGAGGCGGTTGCCCTTATTGCACACAAGTTAAGCAGGTTTTAGGTGGGAAAGGATATAATTATGTGGAGTACTCGTTAGAGAAAGACTTCACAAGAGAAGCATTTTATGGTCAGTTCGGTAATGGATCAACCTTTCCTCAAGTAGTATTAAATGGAACAAATCTTGGTGGATGTCAGGAGACTGTTAAATACTTGCATGAAAATAATATGATTTGATGGAAGAACTATACGATCTGGTTGAGCATGCTATCGATAATGCATTTGAAAGTAAGGACTACTCTTTCAATTGTTATGCATACTTAACACAACAAAATGTTAGTAAAGAATCAGTTAAAGATTTTATTACATCATCAACAGCAGGTAACACTGCTCTCATCATAAGAGATCTACGTTTGTATATTGAAGAGGATGAGAGTACTGCAACAGAAGCATACGGTCACCTTGGTAAAGAAAGAGCACGTGTTGTAATCGATTACTTATATGCTATACTAAATGATGTAGTGAATTACAGTAGATGAAAGTTACTATCCTTGGTGCAGGTAATGCAGGTTGTTTCACTGCAGTTCATTATGCATTCTTTACTCGGCATCATGATATTGAGATTGAATTAATACATAACCCAGATATAAAACCAGAACCAGTAGGACAGGCAACGTTTTCAAATGAACCTGAACTACTGGATGATGCGTTAGGATTTAACTGGCATAACAATACTATAAATGCTACACCTAAGACAGGTATATTGTATGAAGGTTGGGGTAAATTAAACGAAGAAGTCTTTCATCCCTTCCCCTCTCATGCATTAGGTATGCATTTTTCTCCTTCGGAGATGCAGAATTATATTTTAAAGTCAGGATTTTTTAAGGTAATAGAGGATGATGTACCAGATCCTAATGATATAGATGCTGATTATGTTTTTGATTGTAGAGGTAAACCAAAAGACTATACTGACTACGATACTTTAATCAATCCTATCAATGCTGTTATACTTGCTAAACCTAACTGGGATACATCAACAACACTTTGGACTAGATCAGTAGCAACACCTGATGGGTGGGCATTTATCATTCCAACCAAGGTATCTTCAGGAGCAATAGGTTACTTGTATAATAGTGACATAACTTCTAAGGAAGATGCTGAATCAAATCTATTGGATATGTTTGATGCAGAGGTCACTAATCATTTAAATTTTAAGAGTTATTGTGCAAGGAATCCTGTAGTTGATGACAGAATATTTTTAAATGGTAACAGATTATTCTTCTTGGAACCATTAGAAGCAACAGCAGTCCATACTTATTTGCAGTGGGCAAAGGATGCCTTCACTGTAACATGCCTTAAGAAAGCAACAGTAAGTGATGCGTCTGCTCATATCATTGCACACATAAAAGAGTTACAAAATTTTATTCTTTGGCACTATCAGTATGGATCTAAGTACGATACACCCTTCTGGAAGTATGCATCATCGTTAAAGTTTATGGATCCTAAGTTTGATTTTATATTAAATCAGGTTGATGAGTTAGATATTAGTGAGATAAAATTTAGAGAAATCGTAGAAGACAACCCAGCTTACGGTGCGTGGCATCGTAGTAGTTTAAAGTGGTGGAAGAATGGGATGACAATTCCTCAGAAATATGCTATACTTGATAGCAGCTAAATAAATCTAGCTACGAGAGGTAACATGGAGATTGCATTAGTTGTATTAATGGTAATCGGTTCCTTTCTTTTAGGAGTAGTAATCTCTTGGTTGGCCAAAGGATATGTAGAAGACTACATTGAAAATGCTGCTTACTCTAAGTCGATTACACACCCTGAAATGCTGGATGAAAATGGTAATCTAATACACGATGAACTCATTTACATTCGCAAAGACATACTCGAACTTGAAGATGACGATGAGGATTAATTATTATGCCTAAAACTATGGAGAATAGTAACCCTCGGTTACTAATCAGTGAGATCTTACGCAAGGTCTCCAATGCTAAAACGAAAAAAGAAAAAGTAGATCTATTACGGGAGAATAATTCTCCTGCTTTACGGATGCTACTGATCTGGAACTATGATGACAGTGTGGTCTCTGAGATCCCTGAAGGTGATGTTCCATACACACCTAACGAAGCACCAATAGGAACTGATCACACCCGATTAGAACAGGAATACAGAGGGTTCTATCGCTTTGTTAAAGGTGGTGACCCTAAGTTAAAGGGTTTAAAACGTGAGTCTATGTTCATTCAACTGCTTGAAGGACTCTCTGGTGAGGAAGCAGAACTTCTATGCTTAATTAAGGATGGTAAACTCACCTCAAAATATAAGCGTATCACTAAAGCAGTAATCTCTGAGGCATTCCCTTCTATTGAATGGGGTGGTCGTGGTGGCTGAAGAAGTCGTAGAAGAGAAGAAGGTCGAAGAAAAGAAGTCTCCTTATAACTCTGGATGTAATATCCTACATGAGGATTGTGATCCAACTGTTGCACAGGATAAGAATTTACCTTACTCTGCTTACCTTGTAGAGTATATGAAGGAAGGTCGTATTGCATATGATGTAACGATGACTGTTAAAGAGTCAGATTTATTTGATATGTACTATGATTTCTATAAGAAAGACTTTAAAAATTTTAAACAAACTGACGGAAGAATTAAACCATCCCTATGGAACCAGTCAAAATCCATAAAGAAAAAATAATGAGTGTCTATGCAAAGAAGGATACTCCACCACCTCCAAAAGAGAAGAAGGTTCTTACTGATGAAGAACTTGGTAAGAGAATTGTAGTACAATTTCTCTGGGATATAACTTCCCCTATTGTACTGTTGTTCTTATGGAATTGGATAATGCCTGGTCTATTTGGTCTGGCTACTATCGGATACTTAAAAGCATTAGGTATCGTTGTAATGTCTCGTATATTATTTAAGCATGACTCAGCACAATAAAGTATGTTTGATCTCTGTCACTCCTGATGCAGAGAAAACCATTGGTTACGTAGCACGTGTCTCTAACCCTAAGAATCAGGGCAACCCTAAGATAGAGGGTCTACTTAGGTATTGTATAGATCATGGGCACTGGAGCGTCTTTGAACAGGCATTCATGACCCTTGAGATCAGTACGACTAGAGGTCTTGCTGCTCAGATACTGAGGCATAGATCATTTACCTTCCAAGAATTTTCACAGAGGTATGCTGATACTAATCTATTGGCAGATGAAATACCTCTTCCCCAATTACGTCGTCAAGATACTAAGAACAGACAGAATAGTATTGATGATGTTGATCCATTCCTTGTTAAGAAGTATCAGATCCTGATGGAAGAACACTTCAAACATTCAATGGAATTATATAATAAGATGTTGGATGATGGTATAGCAAAGGAGTGTGCACGGTTTGTACTACCTCTTTGTACCCCCACTAAACTGTACATGACTGGTAGTATCCGTTCTTGGATTCACTATATAGATTTACGTTCTGCAAATGGTACGCAGAAGGAGCACATGGATATAGCAGAGGCATGTCGTGATCATTTCGTCTGCAATTTTCCTATCATTGCCAACGCCTTAGGATGGTGTCAAGGTGATGAATGTGAATGTAAAGATGCTAACTATTGGAATGATTTACAACCATGCATTCGGATAGACTGAGACCATATACACCCAATAGGACTTTTCAACAATGCCTCGTTACGATTTTATTAATAAGAAGACAGGTGAGATTATTGAGCTTACTATGTCAATGACAAAGCTGGATAAATATAAAGAAGATAATCCAGACATGGAAAGGTATTTTGGTAATCAATATACTGATGCTGTGTATGGTAAACCTAAATCTGATGATGGATTTAAGGAAGTAATGTCTAAAGTCCAATCAGCACATCCTCTTGCAAACCTGAGTCGTTTTACATAATGCCACGAGCGAAGAAGAAATCTGGAAACGGTTATGCACCAGTCCCTCAAGGGATGAGTGTCAAAATGATGAAAAGAAAGAAGCCCATTGATAAGTCATACATGACTGACATCAAGCCTCTTACTGACAATCAAAAGATTGCTTTTGATGAGTATAAGGCAGGTAAGCACTTGCTTTTACACGGTGCTGCTGGAACAGGTAAGACTTTTATCATGCTATACTTAGCACTGCAAGAAGTGTTAGATGAGACTACATCATACGAAAAGATATACATTGTACGATCACTCGTACCTACAAGAGAGATAGGTTTCCTACCAGGAGACCATGAAGATAAGTCACATCTATATCAAATCCCTTACAAGAATATGGTAAGGTACATGTTTGAAATGCCTGATGAGAATTCATTTGAAATGTTGTATGATAATCTAAGGGCACAACAAACAATAGATTTCTGGTCTACCTCATTCATTAGAGGTACTACATTAGACAATGCTATTGTTATAGTGGATGAGTTTAGTAACTTGAACTTCCACGAACTTGATTCAATGATCACTCGTATAGGAGAGGACTCTAAGATTATGTTCTGTGGTGACATTCAACAGACTGATCTCACTAGAGACAATGAGAAGTCTGGTATCTCAGACTTCATTAAGATCCTGGAGCAGATGAAATCATTTGCTTGCGTTGAGTTTGACTTCAAAGATATTGTTAGGTCTGGATTGGTTAGAGAGTATCTCATTGCCAAATATAATTCGGGATTTTGATAACAAATATCCGCAAAAAAAACTCCCCATATTTTTTGACCCCTAAGGTTTTTTATCATGCACACTATTGAAGATTTCATTGGGGTCTTTCCTAATGCATTAGACTCCAAGTATTGTGAGGATCTAATAAAACATTTTGAGTACTGTAAAGATCATACAACTTTCATTAGACCAAGAGAAGCAGAGCATCATAAGATTGATGATGATCAGTTGTTGTACAATGACTTTGCATTTGAACACGATATAATATGTGGATTACATCACCAATTTAATAAGACATTCTTTGATGCTACTCAAGCATGTCTACAGTTATATAAAGAAAAGTATTCTATCCTTACTACACCTAAGAGGTCAGCAATATTTGATGTAAAGGTACAGAGAACA